GCCAACGCCAAGTTCAGCCATAGCTACACCCTCCAATCATTTACTCATCGCCCGCCGGGGAATCCCAACCAAGCCAACTATTGAGATCATCCACAGTGGTCGTCTCATCCCCACCAAACACAGAAGTGTCATCATCGTCATAGGATGTTTCTTCAACACCGGGACGTTGCACCGGTTTGGGCCGCTCACCTTTGCCGCCGCCGCGCTGCCAATTCGCACCATTGAGCGCGTCGACAGCTTGCGCTAGCAGCATATTGGTCAAGCTCCACTGCCCATAGTGCTCATCGTCGTACGTGTTGATCGCAGCATCCAACGGCAGATGTCTCACAATGACCAGCAGGTCACGCCAGGTTAGCCGGTCCGTGCCATCAAGTAGCCAGCGCAATTTGTACCCCATGCGCAAAAGATCAAACTCCAGGGCAGCTTTGAAACCGTCCTTGAGGTCGATCAGAGCGATGAGGCTTAAGATTCCCCCGCAGGGGCTTCTTCGTCACTGGTCCACGCTGTAACGAACTCTTCCATCTCATCTTCGGGAATTTCGTCAATGAGGTCTAGATTTTCCTCATCCGCACACAGTTCCAGCAGTCGCCACATGCGCTCCTGATCACTGACGTTGCGGTTCTTTCGGACGAAACCAACGTTGATCACAGATTTCGGCTTCTTCAGGGTGATTTCCGTGCCGTCTTCGGTGGTGTAGGTGAACCATTCGATCTTCTTTTTAGTTTTCTTTGCCATCGTGTGATGCCTTTCAAAGTATGTGGGTATGAAAAACCCACTGGCACCAATTCCCCTAATAGGGTGGTGCCAGTGGGTTAAAGTGCCGGGTTAGGCGAGTTGCTTAAGCAGCTTCGACCGGCTCAATCTTGATGTCCCCAGATCCGCCCTTCAGTGTGGCCTTATCTGCGGAAACGTCTAGAACGTTGGTGAAGGTGTAAGGTCCGTTGCCAACCACGTCCACGTTCTTGAGTCCAGCTTCTGCCAGCTTGGACTTGATCACAGATCCCTGGACATTGTGTGCAAGGCCGGTGAGGGTAACGCCATCAACCATGAGAGTCCATTCGCCGCTAGAGGTCGACGCGGGGAGGGTGATCTTACGACTAAAGTCCTCCGCTGCCGCATCCATGCGGTCAATGAACTCATACAGCTTGTTGTCATTGGCATCCGGGAAGCACTCAAAAGTGACCTCATATTTGACAATGCCGGAACGGACAAACTGCACGTCACCCACACTGGTAGCTTGCGCATCAGGCGCAAACAAGCGGATCCGCTTACCCTTGCCAGCTTTGATCTCAAAATCAAGAGCGACGTGCTCCAACTCATCCGCATTGTTCAGCACGGAGATCTTGTTACCACCATCTGCGATGCGCACGTTGCCAGGACCAAACAAGGTCTTGAGCAAGCGCGCGTTGGCAGCTTCGTAGAACGTCAACTTAAGGTTCACAGCGTGATCCGACTGTGTGATCAGAACGGTATCACCATTCCAGTCCTTGATCTTGTCGGTAGAACGTTCAGTGGTCTTAGTGACGCCATCCTCGGAAATGTAGCCAGCGGGCCACATGCCCAGCTTGGTATTCAGAGCTGTGGTTGCGTCCATGGGGAACAAGTTCGGGTCAGTGGCGACAGGGCCGACGAGTGCGCCGCCTGCTGCCTTGACATCGGGTGCGCCAGTGAGGACATTAGCGCGGTTTCGTCCAATGATAGGTTTTGCCATGTTTTCCTCCTAGAAAACGATATGTGGGCATGAAAAAAGCCCTTGACTGAATTAGTCGAGGGCTTGGAAAATTGCGCCGGTAAATTGAAACCGGCCACTGTTCGGCAAGCTTGGGTCATCGTGACGGACGGGGCCGGTCAGTTCCTCCCAACCAAGGATCTCCATCACGTAAATGTCGATGTCCCACAGGTTGCGTCTAAGCATTTCCGCCAGTTCCAAAGCTCTGCCGGGGGTTGGTGCGGTTGCTTGGATCAGCATGTCGCACTTGTCGGTTACCGGGGATGTGGAACGAGTTGCGGTGTGCTCAATTCGGATGAACTCATCTGGTCTATCGTGCGGTGTTTTTTCTGTCACCGATACATCGGTTAATGTGCGCGCATAGTCCAAAACAAGTTTCAATGGGTGGGGATCAACGAGCTTAGGTGCCATCAGCCACCGCCTAATGCTTTAACTAGGGTGTTGTGGCGCGCGTTGTCGATCTTCGCCCGCCAGGTATCGGGGTAGACGATCGCCCGGTAGCGAGTCTTTCCCATGCGAGCGCTTGCGGCATAGCCGCGTCCCGCGCGTGCTGCAACTTCACCAGCTTTCCGCGACACGAGCGCACCAACAACTGTCGAGTTCAACAATTCCCCATGGGATTCCTTGCGGTGCTTGTAACGGACACGAGACATCTAGGCACCTCCCTCAGATGTGTCAATCTGGAAACGTACCCATGCACCAGGGGCATACCCTGCCGCTGCGATAGTTGCAGCGCCATCCTCAAAAACAATGAGGTGACCATCGTCGATATCGACCGCATCGCAGTCCCACCGATCAGGTACATCATCGTCAATCTTGTAGACAATGATCATGTTTTAGCCCTCTACTTTCTGAGCTGTGATAACCCCTAGACCGGGGTGCATCCACGGATTGTTGTCATACACCTGAGGGTGCGCATCCTGCTGCCAGATCGTGCCATCAGGTAAGCGGAACTGCGACATCTCATTGCCGAAACTGTCCACCGGCGCATATACGGTCAACGTGTCCACCGTTCGAGAGATATGAGTGGAAGTATCCTCTATTGAGGCCACGACCGCCCACCCAAACACCGGAACCCGTCGCCACACACCATCACCTGCGGTGAGGTTGCCGAAATAGTCTTTAACCATCTCCGGTTGCTTGACCTCAATGAGCTGGGCGAGTGGATAGCGTCCACTAATAGGTGCGGATTGTGAAAGCCCCACCTGTCCACCTCCCCAACTTCAACTTATCTTGACGTGTCAACCACACCCCACCGTCGGAAACACCATCACTGAAGGTGAATTGACGGGAAAACGGACCAGCAGTCGCGGACATCTGAGTCACACCAACAGGTGCATCACTAGCGCCAGATGCAGACACGCCACGGGCCACGATACGTGCCACGACACGTCGCACCTGCTCTGGCACCGGGTCGAAGGTTCGACGGCAATATGCTTCAACCAGATCTGATGCTTCCTCAATGAGTGCTGTGATCCGTTCGCGGTCATCTTCTTCCAGATCGGCTAGTCGTGCGACATCCTCAAATGATGCGAGCATCACGATCACCTCCGCATATCTGGTTAGGTCAGCACCGTGGCAACCATCGACGCATTGGGGTTCTTCAGCACGGGCATTGCCATAGCGTTGGCTCGCACCCAATATGAATAGGGGTCATCTTCCTTATGCAGGCCAGCGACAATACCACCCTGATCGCCAGGCAATAGAGAATACTGCGGGTCGCCAGATTCCGGGGTACGTCCCCACACGGTAGATCCGAGTACACCACTGCCGATCTCTGGAAGCATGAACACCTTCTTGGGGTCCAGAATGTGCTTGACAGTGCCACCGACGTTGGTCTTGCGGTCATAGAGTGTGATCAGTGGCAGTCCGTAGGACGTCAACAAAGTGTTGATCGCATCGACCGTGGTGATGGTGGGGGTGTTGACGCCACCAACGGCTTTACGCACTGTTTCGTTGCGCTGTAGCGCAGAAAGCGCTTGTCGGGACATCATGATGGCGCCAGGCAGGACCCCGTTTTCATCTGCGTAGGTTTCCGACCAACCAATGAGGTCAGTGATCGGATCACCATCTTTATCCCACTTCTTAGATGCGTCGACCTTCATCTTGGTGTCACGTCCTAGATCTGCAGTGATCTTTAGTCCGTTTTCGTTGATGTTGATCGCTGCGGTTTCCAAGATTTGGCCGCGTAGCGCCTCGACACGCTCAGAGATCGACCGCACGGTGTTGTAGGCCACGGATGCGACGGTGAGCTTGAGCTTGTTCTCTTCGGGCCGCCCTGCTAAGCCCATCAAGACATCTAATTCACCCACGCGCATCTTTCGAGATACCGGGGGCAGCGGCAGGGTGACAAGCTCTCCACCCTCATATCCGCCGATGGACGCTTCAGCATCATAGGAGCGGTATTCAGCGGTGGGGATCAGTCCATGGCGCGTGCGGGTGAACTCCGCTGTGGTGCCCTCAATGTTTTCGGATGGCAGGAATGTTGCCAGGGACCCCTTTTGCTGTTCGATCTGCTCCAGTGAAGCTCGTGCAGCTTCGGTCAGTTCGTTGGGGGTGATGAGATCAGTCCATAGTGCCATTGGTTAGGCCTCCTTCGTAAAGACGAATGCGGCGGGCTTAACAGTCAGTTTGTCGACATCGTGCAGCCCGGTAGGGAATTTGTCGGTGCGAATACGCCCGTGCCAGATCATGGGGGCTACTTGCTTTTCACCCTTGTTGGGCTGCGCTACCAGTAGGAAACCTGCAAGGGTGTCACTGTTTTGGGTGACCAGACCATAGGTGCCGTCGCTTTCCTTCTTCAGGGGTGCGCCTGCTGGGATCACATCGCCGTGCGTGCCCTTGAGGGTGGCGAACTTGGTGACATCTAGAGTGACGCTCATTGCATCACCTGTACCGGTTGCGGAACCTAGCCATTCGAGAGACCCGCCAGCGTAGTTCTTGACAGTTGGCTTAAAGTCCATTGTCATTCTCCTTCTTTTGATTTGA